GTCTGTATAGAACTGAGAAAGGGGAAGCATGAGCAATCAGGACTTTGAGATAAGCCTAACACCGTGGCAGCAGACGGTTTGGGACGATGAACACCGCTTCAAGGTGGTAGCAGCAGGTAGACGTACGGGTAAGAGCCGTCTCGCAGCCAACATCTTGATCTACAAGGCACTAACCTGCCCTAGTAAGACGGCTAAGGTGTTCTACGTGGCCCCTACACAGGGTCAGGCTAAGGATATCATGTGGGATTTGCTGCAAGAGATTGCAGGGAACCTAGTTGAAACCTGCCACAAGAACGATGTGACGATTACGTTGAAGAACGGCGTGACAATTGCTCTGAAGGGCGCTGATAGACCACAAACTATGCGTGGTGTCAGTCTCTGGTACGTAGTGTTGGACGAATACGCCGACATTAAGCCAGATGTGTGGGAGACTATCCTCCTGCCAGCCCTGTCAGACCATGACGGACACGCATTGTTCATTGGTACGCCAATGGGACGCAATCACTTCTACGAATTGTACAAGGATGCGGAGCTGGGCTACGATGACGACTTCTCAGCCTTCCATTACACGTCATACGACAACCCGTTCCTAAGTAGGGACAACATAGACAGGGCCAAGAAGTCCATGTCCTCACATAACTTCCATCAGGAGTATATGGCTAGCTTTGAAAGCACAGGTGGCCGCATATTCAACGCTGAGTGGATAGAGGTAGTAGAAGAAGGCCCGAAGACGGGCGGTGAGTACTACATCTCAGTTGACCCCGCAGGCTTTAAAGCTGAAGGCGGGAAGCAAACTAAGAATACTAAGCTGGATGACACGGCTATCTGTGTTGTCCAAGTAGGAAGCGATGGTAAGTGGTACGTGCGTGACATCATATCGGGACGTTGGACTCTCTCAGAGACAGCCGACAATATATTCGATACATGCCGCAAGTACAACCCACAGCGCGTAGGGATAGAGAGAGGCATAGCACAACAAGCCCTCCTGCCTACACTACAAGACATAATGCGGCGCACTGGACAGTACCTCAACTTCGAGCTACTCACCCACGGCAACGCTAACAAGGTTGATCGAGTGACTTGGGCGCTACAGGGGCGACTGGAGAACAACGACATAGTGTTCATTAAAGGAGACTACATACCCAAGGTGATAGATCAATTAGTAAACTTCCCCGACAAGCGGGTGCACGATGATACAATAGACGCATTGGCGTACATAGCGCAACTTGCTATACACAGCTACGGCGATGACGATATAGACTTTGATGACGGCTCATGGGCCGCACACTACTAGAGGAAACACAATGAGCGACTTCATGGACTTATCCCCACTATCCGATGACAGCTTCGTAATGTCAGAGACACTAGAGTCATGGCTTACAGACAAGTCTGAATCTTGGAGAGACGACTACCAGTCACGCTACCAAGAAGACCATAGAGAATTCTACCGTCTGTGGCGCGGTGTTTGGAGCGAGGAGGACGGCACACGCAAGAGCGAGCGGTCACGCTTCATCAGCCCTAACACAGCCCAAGCAGTAGAAGAGAGCTGTGCTGAATTAGATATGTCCATGACTCCTGTGTTGTTTGACATCCAAGACGACTACGCTGACAAGATGAGCAACGAGAGCCAAGACATCCAGAAGCTGCGTCAGTGTTTGACCGAAGACTTACTCGCTGCCAAGATTCAACCTGCCATCTCTGAAGCCATCCTCATTGCTGCCATCTACGGTAGTGGTGTAGCTGAAGTAGAGCTGACAGAAGTTATCGAGCAGAAGATTGCAGTGAAGCCAGCAATGGACGGAGCTGTACAGCAGGTAGGCGTACAGATGCAGAAGCGTCCACAGGTTCGCTTGCGTCCACTACTACCACAGAATGTACTCTGTGATCCTAACAGCACTAACGTAGACAACGGCTTAGGCATATTCATTGACGAGTTCGTAGGCTCAGAGAGCATACGCATAGCACAAGAGGAAGGAATCTATGATGACACAGTTGATGTTGGCACTACAACAGCAGACGACTACGACCTATCACCGGATCAGGAAACAGTTACATACGGTGCAGATCGCGTCCGTAGGCTTAAGTATTTCGGTCTGGTACCACGTCACCTTCTAGAAGAACTCACCGATGACCTAGACATGGAAGTGTTGGACATAGCGGGCCTAGCTCCAGAAGAGGAGCAGCAGGACAGCTACTTCGTTGAAGCCATCGTGGTAATGGGCAACGGACATATACTGTCTGCTGTCAAGAACCCGTACATGCTTCAGGATCGTCCTATCGTATCCTTCCAGTGGGACAACGTACCCAACCGCTTCTGGGGTCGTGGTGTTGTTGAGAAGGCACGTACTTCACAGAACGCACTAGACACAGAGATACGCTCACGCATTGACGCACTCGCACTCACGGTACATCCTATGATGGCTATTGACGCGACACGTATGCCACGCGGCTCTGATCCTACCGTAAGACCGGGAAAGACTATCAAGGTTAACGGCAACCCAGCAGAGATACTCCAGCCATTCAACTTCGGCGCAGTAGACCAGATCACGTTCAGTCAGGCTGGTGAGCTACAGAAGATGCTGCAACAGGCTACAGGAGCTATTAACTCCGCAGGTATGCCAGCACAGGCATCAGCAAGCTCAGGTACAGGTGCCATAGCAATGAGCTTAGGTGCATCTATGAAGCGTCACAAGCGTACCCTCACTAACTTCCAGACATGCTTCCTCATCCCTCTTATCCAGAAGGCAGCTTGGCGCTACATGCAGTTTGATGCTGAGCATTATCCTGTTGGCGATTACAAGTTCAATGCCACTGGCTCTATGGGCCTCATCGCCCGTGAGTATGAGACAAGCCAGCTCAGCTTCCTGCTACAGACAATGGGTGCTGATAGCCCACTGTACCCAGTAGTGTTGCAGAGCATCGTAGACAACATGAACCTGTCCAACCGTGAAGAGCTTAAAGCACAGCTAATCGAGAGCAGCAAGCCTGATCCCGCAGAAGCAGAGAGGGTCGAGCAGAAGCACGAGATGGAAGTACGTGTACAGGCCACCACACTCAAGGCTCTTGACGGACAAGCAGCCGAGTCTATGGCTAAGGCAGCCAAGGTACAAGCCGAGATGAACAACATCGAAGTAGAGAACCAGATTGCCTACGCTAAGATTGCAGCAATGACTATCATCCCTGAAGAGACTGACACAGTAGGACGTGAGTTTGAGCAGAAGATGAAGGTGCTTGACGAGATTCGCAAGGACAGAGAGCTTGTCTTACGCGAGACTAAGATGACTGCTGATATAGCAGCCACACAAGCCCAGACAGCCTCTGACGCTGGCAGCAAGGAAGCAATGATGCAGTTCATGGCTCAGCCTGAAGCACCCGCCCCAGCCCCACAAGAAGCCCCACAAGCGATGCCACCTGAAGGAGGCGCAGTGTAATGGACTTTAACGACTTCTTACTGGTCGCGTCCAAACTAAAGAAGGACGTAGAAGCAGCACTTATCAGCTCAGAGGCTTACCGCAAGGAAGTCAAAGAGATACCAGCCATAGTAGAAGGCAGACGGCAGCGTGAAGAGTTAGACAACCTGTCCAAGAAGCTAGAAGCTGCTATCGAATCCCGCAAGGCTTCTGGTGAATATGGCAAGGATGGCGTTAACGGACGGGATGGCTATGACGGCAAGGACGGTACGTGTGGCTCTGACGGCTCCCACGGCGCTGATGGAGCTTCCGGCTCTGACGGGTCCGATGCTGTGCATGTCACAGATGCCGATATAGACTTCGACAACCGCTTCACCTTCAGCATGTCTGACGGCAGTGAGCTAGTAACAAGCAACGGCCTCAACCTAGAGGATGCTGTCAAGGCATTCGGAAGAGGGCCATCAGGCCCACAGGGGCCATCTGGTGCGGCAGGTGGAGATGGCACAAACGGCACAAACGGAGCCGATGGTATAGCTGGCGCTCGCTGGTACTCAGGCAACGGCGCACCTTCAAGCTCTATAGGAGCTACAGGCGACTACTACCTTGATGGCACCTCCGGCAACATCTGGACTCGTACACCCTCTCAGTGGTTCCCTAGTGGTGAGAACATCATGGGGCCAACAGGCAACGGCGGATCAGACATACTCCCTCTAGACAACACATGGACAGGACTCAATACGTTCTCAGGTGGGAACATCGTAGCTAATGCTGGTAATGGATTGTTCTACGGCGCACAGGGCGAATCAACTAACGTGGCAATAGGGTCTAGCGCACTTGCGCTGGCCACTGCTGGACAGAACATCGGCCTAGGCGATTCAGCAGGAGCTAGCATAACAACTGGCGCTAGTAACCTAGCCATAGGTGCGTCAGCAATGATATTGAACTCCACTGGCACAGGTAACGTTGCTGTAGGTCAAGGCTCCTTTCTGTTTGGCACTGGAACAGATAACGTAGCAATAGGCCGTTCCGCAGGTAGTAGCCTAGTCGCAGGAAACAACAACACTGTCATCGGCTCTGGTCTGGCTGCTGCATTTATGAATGACACAGTACTGATTGGTGCTGGAGCAACTGAGCGCCTGAAGGTAGACGCAACAGGAGCCACCATTAACGGCACAGAAACAGTGTTCACTAAAGAAGCCCTGCAAGCAGTTGTGGCAGCATCCACAGACTTCGCAGATTTCAAAACCCGCGTAGCAGCGCTTTAACAGCCCACCAACCTAAGGAAAACAAGTAATGGAGATTACATGTATATGTACAGAAGAGGTAGCTAGCATCGTGCTGATACCCTCTACAGGCGAGATGGTATTCACCACCATAACCACCATAGTGTTGGATGACGGAACTGCGGTAGGCTCCCAGTCTGAGGCTACAGCTGTTGACCTACCTGATACGCTTCTGGCGGAAGTGATGGCCCTCAACGTAACTAAATAACCACGTATGGCACGTTAGCATACCACTAGGCTACCCTACGGCTTACCCCGTAGCGTGGCACACAGAGCCTCACAAGGCAGGAGAACAGCATGGTAGTAACACAGACACAGTTCAACGCAGCATTGTTAGAGGTTAACGCCAGCTTTAAGGAGCTAAGCGACAAGGTAGACGCACTCAAGAAGCAGGTAGAAGAGAAGCCAACTACTACCAAAGCAAAGAAGTAGCTTGACTTTTACTGCAATATGTGGTATAATTCAACCTAGAGTTAACCAAGGGGAAAGACATGACAGAATCACAGCAGTACTGTAACGATATGAGAGAGCTGTTTATGACAGCAGGCTGGAAGTTGTTGCTCGAAGAGTTCGAGGACACGGTACAGCTCTTAAACGATATACGTAATATTCCTAATAGTGAGGTGCTTGAGTACAACAAGGGCATGCTCGCAATGATTAACAGCCTCATCAATCTCCCTTCTGAAATAGAGGGTATTGAGCAGGACGAGGTTCACTAATGAGAATTATAGTTGATATGGTATGTCCAGAAGGACACCGTAACGAATACTGGGTAGACAGTGAGGCGCGTGAAGCTCCTTGTGCTGACTGCTCAGCTACAGCATCGCGTGTTATTACGCCCATTAGAGCAGTCTTCAAAGGCGCAGGTTGGCCGGACAAGGATGACAAGTGGGCTAAGAAGCACGAGTATCACGGCGACATAGCTAAGGCTTCTCGCGGTGAAGAGATAGGCTAGTCCTATCGTACACGAGGCCACCCATTCCGGACAAGGCCCGACCCATTCCACAACCTATAAGGCGGAATAACATGGCACGACCCATATTACATGACGAGACGCAAGAAGAGAGCAACGACTTCGACTTCACTGACCCTTCCGAGGCAACCCCTGAAGTAGAAGCTGCACCCGACATCCCCGATAAGTTCGCAGGCAAGACACAAGCAGAGTTAGCTACGATGCTGGTAGAAGCTGAGCGGTTCAGAGGCAAGCAAGCCAATGAAGTTGGAGACTTAAGACGCAGTGTTGATGCACTTGTACAAGCACAACTCGTTAAGGAGCAGGCAACCCCTGTGGCACAAGAAGAGGAGATCGACTTCTTTGCCGACCCTGAGAGAGCTATTGCACAGAAGATAGAGAACCATCCTGACATCGTTAACGCTAAGGCCCAGACTAAGAAG